AAAATTAGATTCGGCAAAGAAGTTATTTGAAACGGATGAGTTTGCGCGTCAAAATGCACTCATCCGTTTTTATTATCAAACAGACCCAAATGCAATGAATGATGAACAATGGGCAGAAGCTATTGAAAGCATTATGTGGGTGTTAAAGTTTAACGGTACAATTCAAGACAAGAAGTAATGGCAAATAATAGTGTTGAATACATATTATCCTTAAAAGATAAGTTTAGCAGTGGCATTAAATCGGCTACTTCTAACACTGAAAAACTGAATGGTGCAGTAAACCAAGCGCAAAAATCATTGAGCGGTTTGGGTGGTGCTTTGGGTATTGGTTTGGGTGTTGCTGGTGTTGTATCATTTGGTAAGGCGGTTGTAGATAGTTTAGTAAATTACGAATATTTTTCAGCATCATTAAGGACATTAATGCAAGGCGATGCGCAGGCGGCAAAAGCTTTGGAAAATCAGTTAGTAGAAACTGCCAAAACAACACCATTTAGTTTAGTTGAAGTTCAGGATGCAACCAAGCAACTTTTAGCCTATGGTTTTAGCGCGGGCAAAGTAGTTGAAAACATCCGTATGTTAGGCGATGTGGCAAGTGCATTAAAGATACCATTTGGTGACATTGCGTATTTGTATGGCACGTTAAAAACGCAAGGCAGAGCATTTAGTAAAGATATTAATCAATTTACAGGTCGCGGTATTCCTATTGTTAAAGAATTAGCAAAACAATTTGGTGTTGCTGATAGCGAGGTGATGAAGCTTGTTGAAAGTGGCAAAGTTGGATTTCCAGAAATTGAGAAAGCATTTCAATCAATGACAACAGAGGGCGGTATGTTCTTTAATATGATGGCAGAACAAACTAAAACAACTGGAGGTCAATTAAGTGCTTTGGGTGATAGCTATGAGCAGTTAAAAGTTAATATCGGTAAAAGTCAAACAGGAATAATTGCGGCAACTGTAAAGTGGGCAAATGAGTTGGTTGCTAAAACTTCCGATGCATTTGCACAAGGAAATATAATGGCCGAAAATTATGCTAAAAATGGAGCAAAACAATTTGGCAATTTCTTTTCATCGTGGAGAGATATGATGTATGAGTTTAGGACAGGCAAAGATGCTAAACTTATGATGTTGGATTATCAAAAGCAATTATACTCAGAATTTGTTACAACACCCGCAAAAACTTTAAGTGAAGCAATATCAAATCAAACTGAATTAACAAACAGATTAATAAATTTAAGAAAAGATTACAATAAAGGATTAATTGATGAAACAGAATTTAGCAGAAAACGTGCTTCAATTTATGGAGCATTAGGTGAGGTTAAAGGTCAAATATCATTATTGCAAAAAACACCTGCATCAACTACGGCAGCAGCAGCTATGGGTGGCGCACCAACTGCTGCACCAACTGCCAAAGGTGGCACAGGAACAAACATAGTTGAAAGTAGAGGTGTGCAAAACTTCAACATATCAATAAAAGAATTTGGCGCAGTTACTTTAAACACAACAAACATTAAAGAGGGTGCAAATCAAATTAAAGAACAAGTGGCGCAGGCATTGATTGAGGCGGTTAATGATTTTCAACTAATGGCAACAAAATAAAGATATGAGTTTACAATTTATAATACCAACCCCAGCGCAGAAGCAAAATGTAAGAACACTATCAAAGGGCTTTGGGCTTCCAATAGTGCAACGTGCTTTAATAGCTGCGAATAAATTTAACATTAAAACAGATAAGCCCGATGGAACTTCATTGTATGGCACACCGATGTATGGCACACTATTTATTCAAAAACCCGAATACACAACATTTGAATACAATGATTTTACAAATGAATATGTTGAAACACCTAATCCATTAGCAAGCAATAAATCATTTGGAACTTTAAATGTTGCACCGGGCATCAATACAGAGGGCGCACAAGGTTTATTTTTAAACGGTGTTATAATTGATGCAACGGTTAACAAAACAATCGTTAAAACAGAGGTAATTGATTTAAAAGGCACAGTTAAAGAATACTTGGGAGAAAGTGATTTAACGATAACTATTCGCGGCTATGTGGCATCACAAAATCCTGATGAATACCCCGATGACGATGCGAGATTGATTAAATCGTATTCAAGTGCGCCAGTATCGCTAAAGGTTACAAGTGATTTTCTAAACAATATACTTGGTGTTAGTCAAATAGTAATTGAAAGTTGCCAAATGTCGCAGCAACAAGGGCTTCGCAATGTGCAATATTTTCAATTGAATTGTGTTAGCGACATAGATTATACAATTTCTAAAACAACTAAAGATGTTTAGAATCGTTTGCCGCGTAATAATAGAGCAACAAGGCGATGGGCGGAGTGATACCTTTACATTTGCCAATGTTAGCAAAGTAACTGTTAGTAGGTCATACGATAAGCAAACACAAACGGCATCGGTAACATTGCCGCGTAATGTCAACTACAATAAAAAAAACATTTACGAGGGCGCAAATGCTATAATGCGCAGAGGCGATAAGATTAAAATTATTGCTGCATACTACCCAAACGAAACGGTAATATTTACAGGTTACATAAGTAAGATAAACAACAACGTGCCTGTTGAACTATTGTGCGAGGATGAAATGTTTTTATTGAAGCAAGCTATATCGCCAAACCTATCGTTTAAAAGTGTTGATTTAAACACGTTTATTGGTAAGATGCTAACTAACATCAATGTGCCATATAAAGTTGATTTAACCGCACAATTAGGGCAAATAAGATTACAAGAAGTAAGCATTGGTAAAGTGCTGCAAGTGTTACGTGACCAATATGGTTTGTTTTCGTTTTTTGTTAACGGAGTGCTTCGTGTTGGATTGCCATTTTATAAAGAGGAAGCAATGAAAGCGGTTTTCTTATTTGAGAAAATGATTAAAGAGGGAATGAGTTTAAATTATCTTAAAAAGGATGACGTTAAGGTATTAGTTAAGGGCATAATAATAAACAATGGCACATCTGAAAAGCCTATTACTTATCCTACAGGAGCAACAGAGGGAGATATCAGAACTGTGTTTCAATACGGTGGCACAAAGGCCGATTTAGATGCAAAGTGTAATTCGTTTTTAGAGCAAGCAAACTACACTGGTTATTATGGTAGCTTCAAAACTTTTTTAGAACCATTAGTTGTTCCGGGCGATTATGCAGTTGTTGATAGTTGGAAATACCCAGAGCGCAAAGGTAAATACTTAATTAAATCAGTTACAACAGAGGTAAGTGTTACTGATGGCGGGAAGCAAACAATTGAATTAGAACGTAGAATAGCATAATATGAGTAAAGAGGTAACCGATATAAGACAGGCAATACAAGCATTAAGTGGCTTTGGTGACCTGCAATATGAGGGTGTGGTGTGCAATGTGAGCGACATTGATTTGGCTACGTTCACTTGCACTTGCACCCCGATAAATGGCGATGCAGAGTTTTACGATGTGCTGCTAAATGCCGATGCTGATAAGGGTTTTACTTTGATACCTGCAAATGGCAGTTTAGTAATCATTCAACAAACATCGCAAGCAAATGCTTATGTGACTATGGTAAGCAAAGTTGACCAAGTTTATTTGGCTGGCGATGCAAATGGCGGGTTGGTAAAAGTGCAAGTGTTAAATGCTGCATTGAATAATTTACAAACCGAAATTAATACGTTGAAAGCTACATTAAGTGCTAATCTTACAGCAATGGGAGTGGCATTAGCAGCAGTTGATGGGGGTACAACAACAGCACAAGCAGGTATTTTATCAGCACTTGTATTACCACAAATAAACATTTCACAAATCGAAAACACAACTGTAAAACATGGCAACGGCTAAAGATTTTCTGCAAAATAGCGATGGAGATGCGCTAATAGTTAACAACGATTTTGTTATTGGTGCCAGTGATGAAGACCATATTGTTGACATTATTAATTCAGCGCAAGGCGATTGGAAAGAGTATATACTTTGCGGTGTTGGTATTGATAATTACTTAAATAGCAGTGGCGCACAATTGCAATTGAAAAAACAAATATTATTACAATTAGCGCAGGATGGATTCAGTTCAATAACCGTTAACTTCAGCGATAATAATAGTTCTAATTTTGATGTCGATGCAATACGTAGTTAAGTCAGGGCAAGGTATTTATGATGTTGCCATTCAATTGTATGGCGATGCACAATATTCGGTTAAATTATGCACTGATAATGATTTGACAATAACCGATTCAATAGAGGGCCTTACATTAACTTATGATGACACAATAAGGCGCAATGTTGTTTCCGCTGCAATAAAGCAACAGAACACACCACAACAACCCGACAATAGTTATTTTATTAAGCAAACGCAATCGGTTTACGATTTGGCTTTGCAGTTTGGTTATGGCCTTAACAGAGTGGCTGAATTTTGCAAGCTTACAGGTTTGGATATTAATTCAACCGATGTTGGTTCACAAATAATACAAGTTACTAAAATACCAAATAATATACCATTTGGTAGTATATTTGCAACTCAATCCGAAAGCGAAGCACCGGAAATTCCTTACTTTATTTTATTAGAGGATGGATTTTATTTGTTGCAGGAAGATGGATCTAAAATAATATTATAATGGCAGATTTAAAAATAAGTGCATTAACAAGTGCTGGTGCATTAGCAGGCACAGAACCATTGCCAATTGTGCAAGGTGGTTCAACTAAAAAAACAACCGCGCAGGATATTGCTAATTTAAAAGTTGCAGTTGCATCAGTTAGCGCAGGCACAAATATATCGGTAACTGGCACAGCAACAAACCCAATTATTAACTCTTTAGCCGATAGATATAAGACTTCATCGGTAACAAGTAATACAATAAGCAACGGAAGCAAAACATTCACAGTTGATGCTAATTTAGCATACATTCCTTTGCAAGAGGTATTGATAGTTAATAGTCCAAGCAACCACATGCATGCAGAGGTTACAAGTTATTCAGGCACTACACTTGTTGTTGATGTTAATCATCATACTGGTAGTGGAACTTTCGCTTCGTGGGTTATTAATTTAGATGGCATTCCTATTGATGCTATTACTGGTTCGGGAACAAGTAATCAAATAGCTTACTTTACAAGTGGTCAAGTAATAGCATCGTTAGATACTGCAACCTATCCAAGTTTAACAGAATTAGCAAGGGTTAAAGGTGTAGGTAGTCAAGTAGTAGGAACAACAGATACAAACACACTTACCAACAAGCGCATAACTGCAAGAATTGGCACAACAACAAGTTCGGCAACACCAACAATTAACACAGACAATGTTGACTTTTATTCATTAACTGCACAAACAGTTGACATAACATCTTTTACAACTAACTTAAGCGGAACACCAACCGATGGGCAAACATTGTGGATTGCGATTACGGGAACTGCAGCAAGGGCAATAACTTGGGGTGCAAGTTTTGAAGCTTCAACTATTGCATTACCTACAACAACGGTAACAACTGCAAGGTTAGATGTAGCATTTATTTGGAACGCAGTAACAAGCAAGTGGAGGTGCGTTGGTGTAGCATAATGGGACTACCATCATTTATATTGCCAATAATGGGAAAAGGCGGTTACCTACCTTTAACAAAGGCATGGATAGCAGCAACTGGCGAAACCGATACAACTATTTTAAATGCTTTAAACACATTTGAAGCAGGATTGATTGCTAATAGTTTGACTGGAAAGTTTAATGCTTTATATCCATTTGTAGGAGGCACATCAACAAAGCACTCTTATAATTTTATAAATACATCGTTGTATAATCTTTCATTTAACGGAGGTTGGACACATTCAGCAAATGGGGCATTACCAAATGGAACAAATGGATATGCAAATACTGGTTACAATATAAATTTACTATCGCAAAACGACACCCATATATCTTACTATTCAAGAACAAGCAATACAACAAACGCAATTGACATGGGAGCAACTGGTGGTGCA